GAAGAATAATGTACATAGTAGAACTATTCGAGGCGCGTTCGGTAGAGAGCAAGTTAAATGGTATATTGAAGGTATATCTCTAATTGACTATCTTGACGTGTATAAAAAGTTTACTCAAGGTTTACGTGAGAGTTATAAACTTGATGCTATCGGCGAAATAGAATTAGGTCAGAAAAAAGTTGAGTTTGGTAATATGAACCTCGCGACTCTATCCGATGATGATTGGCAAACGTTCGTTGATTATAATATTCAGGACGTTAGATTGCTTAAACATTTAGAAGAAAAGTTAAAGTATGTAGATTTATTACGTATGTTAGCCTATACAGGCTTAACAACTTTTGAAGCAGCAATGGGAGCGCTTTCCGTTATTAATGGAGCAACTGCTATTAGAGGTCGACGTCGCGGGCAAGTTATACATACTTTTATTAGAAACGAAGATACAGGTAAAAATCCCGGTGCATATGTCGGTGAACCGTTAAATGGCTTTCAGGAGAATATTATTTCTTTTGATGCTAATTCGCTATACCCTAATGTGATGATATCATTGAATATGTCACCGGAAACGAAGATAGGTAAGATTGAAGATAAGAATGATAAAGAAGTTACTATACGTCATGCTAATGGAAAAATCTTTACGTTAACGCTGCCGAACTTTGCGAAGTTTGTTAAAGATGAAGAAATTGCAGTAAGCCGGGCGAACGTTTTATTTACTCAGAAGAAGAAAGGCGTTATGCCGGAAATTCTCGATGAATATTATAATAAGCGAGTTGAAGTAAAGAAGGAGTTAAATAAGCTGCGTAAGCAATATAGTAAAGAGAAAGATCCTGCTACTAAAGTTAAGATGGATCAATTAGACGCTAAGCAATTATGTATTAAGATTTTTATTAATTCAATTTATGGCTATTTCGGTAATAAGAACGCCCCGTTCGGAGATGATGATATCGCATCGTCAATTACTCTAACCGGTCAAGCTGTTATTAAGAAATCTAACGATTTACTTAAAAAATATATTAAGCAAAAGACTGGTATCGAAGATGAAAAGGTACTTGATAGTACTGTGGTATACAACGATACTGATAGTAGCTATATATCTGTAAAGCCCCTTGTTGATGCAGGTTTATCCTTCGTTAACGATAAAGGTAAGCTTACGGACGAGTTTCATAACGAAGTTCAGAACATTGAAGACTTTCTAAATGATGAAATTAAAGTATGGGGTGTAAAGTCGTTGAATAGTAGTGATTGCAGGTTTGTTTTTAAGCGAGAAGTAATCGCTGATGTTGGAGTATTTTTGCAGAAAAAGCGTTATGTATTACATATCCTTGACGATGAAGGTATCCCGATGGACAAATATAAGTATACTGGTGTTGAGGTTGTGAGAAGTACGATGCCTGCGGCTATCAAACCGTATGTTAAAAAGATTATTGAAACAATGCTGAGTACTCAAGATATAACTCAGACTAATACCATCTTAAATGAAACTTATAAGATATTTAAAGATTTACCTATCGAGGATATCGCGTTTGTATCTGGTATAAAGGGGTACGAAAAATACGCAACAGACTGCGATGGGTTTAAAACTGCTAAGGGCATGCCAAACCATGTTAAAGCTGCTTACTACCATAATTTATTACTTAAAAGATTTAATATTGATAAAGAGTATGAAGAGATAGGCAGCGGTGATAAAGTAAGATACTTTTATGTGCAAAAGCCTAACCCGTATAATCTCAATAATATTGCTTACAAGTATTATTATCCGAAAGAGTTTAAGAAAGCTTTTAATTTAGATTACGAAGTAATGTTTGAAAAGATCGTCTTTAATGCTATTGAAAGATTTTATGAAAACGTTAAATGGGCAGTACAAAAACCTGGATCTTTAACCCAGACTAACTTATTCGATCTTTTAAGTTGATTAATGGTATTTATAATATAAAATATATATATGTCTGATAAAAATTATACTACATTCATTGATAACGCAGGTCGATCAATTTTTGGTGTATCTGTAGAAGATACAGATTCTATCATTAAGGTTAAAAACCCCGTTATGATCCTTGTTCAGCAACAAGAGAACGGCCAGATGGCAGTGCAACTATATCCTCTGTTTTTCGCTGAATTTACTACACCGGATGATAATGGTTCGCGCGACAATCATTTTACTTATCCGAAGTCAGCAGTTGCTATAGGCTCTGGGTTTACTATCGATGCCCGTATTATCGAACAATACGAACGGATCGTGAATCCGACTCTAGTGCCGGCAAATGAAGCAGCTCCAGATCCTGAAGTTGTTAAGCTCTTCGACGAAGAAGATAAAAAATAAGCAATTAAGCCTAACTTATTACGAAGCCCATATTATGGGCTTTTTTTATCTACCAATATAAATATTTTTACATAATGAGCGATAATTGGAATACAGGTTCTTGGAGACCACCGTCAGATAATTCTTCTTACTTTAGCAATATTAATCAGCAGAAGATAGATGAGGTTAGAGCTAGTATAACTATGGAGATTCGTGGACAAGCTGAAAAAATCTTAAACGATATTGTAACACAAAAAGATTCGGAGATAGCTAATCTTAATAAAGAAATTCAAACTTTAAAGGAAAAAGTTAAAGAAGAAAAAGAAAAGGTAGCAGAAAAATATAAAACAAGAATAGAAGAACAGCAAAAAGAAATCGAATCGTTAAAACGTGAAAAAAGACATTTTGATATTCCAGAAGAACCAGAATTTATACCAGAGGATGTGACGGAATTTATAGAAGCTACCCCTCAAGATTTTTTAAACGGGTTAGTGAGTATTATAAAATATGGTAAATCACAAAAAGGTTATAATCAAGAAGAATTAGAAAAGGTTCGAAAAACTGTAATATCTTGGAAAAAGTTCTTAGAAGATTATAAATGGAAGAGTAATTATATATCAGTTAAAATTAAAAAATTACTTTTGGATACTGAAAAAATTTGGGAGGAATAGAGTTGAATTTACCCGCTCTTATACTATAATAGGAGTATATGAGTAAAGAAATTGATGATATTTTATCTGTAATTGATAAATCTAATCCGTATGCATCTTTCCTGAATGAAAGTGCTATTAGTAATGTAGATGGGTGGCTAGATACTGGATCGATGGTACTTAACGGTATTGTATCGGGGTCGTTATTCGGAGGCATTCCAAAGAATAGAATGACGTTATTGGCAGGTCCTAGTATGACTGGTAAAAGTTTTATTTTACAGAAGATTTTAGCTAATGCGCAAAAGGAAGGGTTAATTCCCGTTATTTTTGATAGTGAAAACGCTATTGATAAAGACGGGGCTGAAAGTTTAGGACTTGATGTAAGTAAGGTAAAATATGTACCTGTTTTTAGTATTGAAGAATGCCGTAATACCATTTATGACTTTTTAACAAAGGTAAAAGAGAAAGGTCAGGAAGGTAAATTTATTATAGCTATTGACTCTCTTGGTAATATGGAAAGTCAATTGCAGATAAATCGTATGGATAAAAATAATGTAAGTGCTGATATGGGTAGTAGAGCTAAAGCTATGAAAAGTTTGCTTAGAACCTGTACACAACTTTCTGGGTTAACTAAAACTACTATTTTAGCTACTAACCATATATACGAAGACCCAGCTGCACTATTTCCATCTTTAGTTAAATCGATGCCCGGTGGAACTGCAACTGTTTATCTGCCTTCAGTTACTATTCAGTTAGCTCGTAAACCGGTTAAGGAGGATAAAAATACAGATGGTAAATTAGCTGTAGGTCAGAAAAATTATTCTGGTGTTATTTTAAGAGCGTTAACTGTAAAAAATCGTTTCGTTAAGCAATACCTACAGGGAGAAATGTACCTATCGTTTGATAAAGGTCTTAATAAATATTTTGGTTTATTAGATCTTGCTGTTGGACTAGGAATAGTTAACCAGACAGGTGCTACTTATCAGCTACCTGATGGAACTAAGCTTGGCTATTATTCAAAGTGGAAGGATGATACGGAACTTTGGGATAATACTATTATACCTGTTATAGAAGAAAAGATTAAACAGGAATGGAAATATAGTAATAGTTCGGAAAAAGAAGAGATTGTACCTGACGAAGTACCAAGTTTAGATCAGTTTAGCGATGAGTAAAAAAATAGTAATAACATTATCAGGGGGAATGGATTCGTCTGTTCTGCTCTATAAAGCAGCTAAACAGTATAAAGAAGTACATACAGTAACGTTTGATTATGGTCAAAGGCATGATTTAGAGTTACATGCAGCAGTAAGACAATTAGACCATGCTAAGCAT